CTGATACTGAAAGAAAGTGTGCTTTCTATTTGAAAGCGTGTTTGTATTCGACCACAACATTTATTATGTTGTCTAATCGTCTACAAACCCTTGATATACCTGTTATGGTGATCCGGACTGGGTTCGAACCAGCGACCCCCACCCTGTCAATTTGATCAACCATATTACAAATAGTTAACCGTACTGCACAAACCGCATTCTACTGCGGTTTTTCTTGTATCCAGTTAATTTAAATTTACCTGTTTTCTTTAAGTGCGTTGTCAATTTGGTTGTCAATGCTGTTGTCAAAGAGCCGCTGAGGTTGTTCATGATGCCGTTATTCCTGGAAGGCTCTCGTCTGCTCATTACGGTGATTGGCTAGGCCGTAATTTGATACCTCCCTTTTCCGGGCCGTCGTACCAATCGAGATTTTTTTTAATCCGGTTCACTCCTGTCCCCGGTCTTCCCCTCCTCCACAAAACGGCAAGATTGTCCGGTTGCAATTTCAGCCAACACCAGTTTGCAGCGATCCGGTAAATCAGTCTTAAATGGGTTGATCTCTACTTCCTTTCCATCAATCATCATGTAATGAGCCACTATCTTGATGGTTGGTCGTTTGCGTCTCTTAGTTCTTGTCAAAGTTAAGAACTCCTCCTACTTTGTCGAGAATTCTTACCTGATGCCGGCCCTTATTCTTTCCCACTTGTTCAGAAAGTATTCCTGCTCACCGGTCAAAGTGGGTGAATTGTTCACCCCAACTCCTGTTCTTTCTTTTTGAATTAAGTTACTTAAATCTATTGACAGCGTAGAATTTGCTTTTTATGATTTAAGTAACTTAATTCAATAAGGAGTGATCATATGGCACGAGGTGGGAAACGACCAGGCGCTGGACGCAAGGCACTGGGAATTACACGCAAGGTATCGTTAACGCTTACGGCGAAGGAATGGGAACAGATTGAAGCATCTGGAAAGACTGTGGCAGCTTTTCTTCGTCAACTGATGCAGCAGCCAATGCAAGGGGCCTCTGTCGATACGGTTCACTACTGGAAGGAAGAAGCCGAGAACCACAGGAAGCAAGTGATGGAGGCATTCGAGGAAATCGGTAGATTGCGAATCAAGTTAGAAAAAAGTAACTCAAGTCAGAACGTCGAACGACTCACTCGGCGTGAAGTAGAGCATTTGTGGATGATCTGCTCCGAGGATTACAGCGACAAGCCAGCTGTGGTATTGGCAGAGGCAAAGGATGCACTGTTTCGTAATCTATTCCGAGCAGGCGAAGACCTAACGGAGATCAAAACTCACCCGCAGTATGTTTGTCCCTTCACGAACAAGCGCTTTGGTTCGCCAGACAAACTGATTCGCGCCGCGATCCCGCGACTTATTCAATCGACGGAACACCACTTCCGCTCCAAAAAATCAATTACTGATACAAAAAATTAAAAAAGCCGTTCCCGTCCTGGCAGACATGAGAAACGGCTTTTGAACCACCAGGCAGCGCCTGATGGTTATATCTTAGCATTAGGCCCTGCTCTGGAACAATCCAGGGAGGGGATTCCATGCACGGGAATGTGGTGAGCATCGTCAAAACTCAGACCAACGATCTCTACGTGCGAGAATTTCTGCTGTACATGAAAAGCGACAAAGGGGCGCGGCCGAAGACGCTGACTGGGTACGAAACTGATCTGCGCCGGTTCATCGGCCATTTTACCACGCAAGACGTGCTGGAGCTTCGGCAGCAGGATATCCGTGAGTACAAATTCAGTCTCGTCGACGCTGGTCTGGCGCCACGTACCGTCAATCGGCATATGTCCGTGATCCGGTCGTTCTATGAGTACTTTGTCGATCACGACGACTACGACATCGTCAAAAACCCGGCCAAGAACATCCAGGGGATGAAGGTGCCCAAGACGGTGCCGATTACGCTTGGGGAGCAGCAGGCAAAAACTCTGCTGGACGGGATTATGCTGACTGGAAGGTATGCGATCCGCGACTACGCCATCTTTGCCACGTTCCTTTTTACTGGCGTTCGGGTGAGCGAGCTGATCACCTTGAAAACATACGACGTCAACTTCGAAGAGGGGTACATCCATGTGCGGGACGGGAAAGGCGGTAAGGACCGGGTGATCCCGATGATTCCGCAGTTGGTCAACGCGCTGCAGCTCTATCTGCAAAACGGGATCGTGTATGAGGAGATTCAGAAAAAGAAGAGGAAGAGGAAGAGTCGACACGAAATCAACCGGTACCGGTGCGGCAGGAAATACTTTGTCACGAATGAGGACGACCAGACCTTGTTTCTGACCAAATACGGTAAGCCATACAGCGAGAAGGGGATCGACTGGCTGTTCAAGTCATATGCCAAGAAGCTCGGCATCTACAAGGACGGGCTCAGCCTCCATGCGCTGCGGCGTAGCTGCCTGACGTTCCTGCACAAGCAGGGAGTGGACCTGTTCGTCTTGAAAGAGATCAGCGGCCACGCTCGTGTCCAGACGCTGGAGCACTACCTGGCGATCGACACGAGCAAGGTCATGGACGCCATGAAAAGGCACCCGCTCCACAGCCATCAGCTTGATCATGGACTAGTGGAGATGGTACGGAGCAGATAAAAACAAAACAAAGCCCTCCACCGGCTTCCCGGCAGAGGGCTTCTCTTATGGTCTAGGTATCCCGGCCGCATCCCGCAGTGCATTGGCAGCGTAGTGCGCAGCATCTTGGACCTTTTTATCCGCACTTGCCATCCAAAGTGATCCCAAAACACTGATCACTTTCTCGGCCGCTTCTTTATCAACAGAGTTATTTACAGGCTTATCCACATTTTTCATACTCGTATCCCACCACCCTTCGTCGCCGAACGACTCATTGAAATCCACCGTATGGCCGGCCAGCGTCTGGCCGTTTTTGTACTGGTAGATGTTTGTGGCAGCAGAGAGGCGCCCCTTACTCCATGCATACGTCTGCCAGAAGTGGGCACATGCTCCGCGACGGGCCATCTCTTCCACGACGGCATAAGAACCGTATACTCCCACGTTATAGCCGGGCAGCTCCTTGGCTGCCGCTCTCAGGTATGCCTCGATCGCGTCGTAGTCCTTCGGCTGCGCGTCGAAGTCCACGGCGAAGTAGATGGCTGTGCCGGCCGGCTGACCAATTGCCTTGGCCTCTTGGTAAGCTGCCTTTCCATCGCGGGTGCCGTTCGGAGCGCCGCCTGCTGCGTCATTGGCGCCGCGTTGGAAAACGGACACGATCTTCATACCGGCGGCCGTGATCGCCTCGGCTTCTGCCCTGGTCAGGCGCTTCCATGCCATGCTGACAGGGACCAGGTAGCGGCAAACAAAACGCATGCCTGCCGCCGCCATCTCTTTTGCTTTTTCTGCCGTCAAGGGAACTGCACAATCGATACCTTTAGTTGCTGCCACCTTGATCCCCCCTTTCATTCAACTGTTCCATGATCTGCTTGAAAAAAGCAGGAAACGGTACGCCAAGGTGCCCCAGGTTTTCGAGAATGGAGATACCTTCTCGACCGATGTAGAAGTACAAGGCCAATGTCCTGAACACCGGCGAGTCATTCCCCATGAGCTGATCCAGCATGACGGCCAGACCAACTACGAGCAGAATAACACTCTTTCGCACTCCGCCCCAGAACATAACATCCGAGTCCACTTTTTTGTTTTTGATGGCCCCGAGCAACCCCGTGATATAGTCTGCGATCATGGCATATACCAGTAGCTTGAGGGTGATGTCCCACCCCCCAAGAAAAGCGCTTGCCGCTGATCCAACAACGGCTACAGCCCCACCAAAGGCTGCTTCTTTTCCATTCGTTCCAATTGCTGCTGTGATCAAAGTGTTTTTAATGCTCAATGGTCTTTCCTCCTGGCCCCAAGGGCAAAACTAATGTCCCGCTCGGCACGGGGCGGGCTCACGGTCTTGATGCAAAAAGGGGAGCCACGTCTGCAGCTCCCCATGAAAAAACGCCTTCTCTCGTCGAACTGAGAAAAGGCGTCACTGCGGCTCGTCTGCGCACTGGACATCAGCCAGATGGGAAAGACCGAGCTGCCGCAGTTGTCCGCGAACGTCTTCGCGGATGGATTTTGGCACGTCGCAGATCACTATATCCCCCTCAATGATGAGGGCCGAGTAAATAGCGATGATAGCTTTCACGGGTTCGTCACCTCCTTTCAGGAGATACAAGAGCAAGTTGATAACCATTCGCCTAACTGTCCTCATCAAGCAGTTTTTGCACCTCATCTCTCAGACTCTCCGGCACCTGGTCAATTGTCTTGTCCCCTTCCCGAATCAAATCAGCGTATATCGATGCAACGATAAGCACTACGATGTCCCTCCTGACTGTTGTTGTTGAATCAGCAACTCATACAACTCCGTCACGGCCAGCATGAGCGTCTTTCGGTCGTTTTGGAGTTTTTGGATGGTGGAATGAAGGTCGGCGTTCTCCTCTTCAAGCTGAGCGATTCTGGCCTCGGGGCTCTGCCGTTCCTCTTCGCGAATCTGCGAGATTGGCTTTTGTCTTTTCAACTCAATCAATCAAACGCACCCCCAAACCCGTTGATAAGGATTTTTTCTGTTGCCGTCCCTTTCAGGAAGGTGAAACGGATGCTGACACCCCAATTGGCTGCCGTCTTCGTTTCGTTGGTGAAGATATATCCGCGGCCGGCGGATACGGGGCCGGTAACATCTTCCCAGGTCGGCTGCGCGTCGAAGGCGTTGTTGCACGCCTCCACGATATACGAGGCGCCGGATGGGATCACAGCATCAAGCGTGACCAGGATACGGTTGGCCTTCGCGTCGGTCAGGAACGGTTCATCAAGTTCAAAGACGATCCGGTCGTCCGTCCGCGTGAACGTGTAAATCCGTTCTGAATACTGGCCGGCGCTGTCGGTGGCGCGGACTTTCAGCGTGTGCTGTGCAAGGGACGTGCGGAGCCATTTATCGGTTGGGACAGTCACTGTATACTCCTGACCGGCCACACCCGAGAACGTTCGCAGCACTTCTCCGTCCAGATACTCCGTGATGGTGAACGACTGGCCCTCGGGATCGCTCACGGTATATGTCTGGCTCGGCGCGACGCTTATTACGCCCAGGTCCGTGTCGGTTCCAGAAATGGTCGGCGGCCGGTTCCAGATGACGCGGAACTTGCGTGTGATCTCTGCCGACTTGCCGCCCTGGTCGTCCTCGGCCCATACGGTGAGGGTGTGGTCGACGCCTTCAGCCAGATCGACGCCGGCAACGTCCGTGCTGCCGTCCCAAAGTCGTTTGTTGCTGTAAGTGAGGGCCTTGGAAAAAGATATAGGGCTGCTGCCATCCGAGACGCCGGAGGCGATAGCCCTAGCTGTTCCGCCGTTGATCTTGAACTTGACCGTCACCACGTTGCCGCTGTCAGTGTCGCCGGCCGATCCCTGGATGCTGAACACGTTACCTTCGGATAATGTTTGATTGTTAAGAGGGGACGTTAGGTTGATTGATGGGTTGTTGTTGATCAGTTCTTTATATAGCTTGTAAGACGCCGTTTGATTTCCCTGTGGAATATTATCATTAGCTGTCGTGTATCCACTACCAAACGGCCCCATAGACTGAGTAAATGATGTTGAAGTGAAAACACTAGATTCAAGTGTCTTCATCCCGGCTTTTGTGGGTATTTCCAGTACAAATTTCCATCTATACTTGTTGAAAACCGATGATGATATCGGACTAAAAGAAACACCACTACCAATTTCTGTATCAACATAAGGGATAACATTCCCACCGTTCAACTGCGCCTGTACAAATGCAGTCCATCCAGAAATTTCGACGTTTTTGTACTCGCTGACACTTTTTGTTTCATGAAGAGTATATGCCATGTTTCTCCCCCTTTCGTCTTAAATGGCCGTTATCCGAAAGTTTCCTCATGCTGGAATCACACCTCCAGGCGGGCCTGTGCCTCATTGAAGTAACCACGAGTGAGCACAACTCCATCAAGTGTCGTGAACACTTTTGAGAACAGGTTGTGCGTGAAGCTGTCCGGGAATGTGGACTTGATAAGCTGCACCTCGTTCCTGAGACTCGAAATGGCTGCCTCAAATTCGCCGCGTGTAATGTGGATGTCTTTGTTGTTTACATGCTCATCGAAGTCAGAAACTGCAACAAAGGCTGTTGAGGGAATAGTTGCCGTCACCTCAGTTGCACTGCCGACAACCACGTTGATCTGAAACTCCCGAGAGAACGGGCCTGCCGCGATCGCCGGGATGTAGTCTCCATTGCTCCCGGCATTCGCGTAGGCGTACAAGATCTCCCCGTAATCCGGATCATTGGCGTACAACCCGAGCTCGCAGGAATAGGTTGTCTGTGTGATCTCCATGTTTGAGAAAACACCCTTGACGTGAGCCGTGTCTCCGGTCGCCGTGATTGAGTTTATTTCAAAGTAGCCGATCGGACGGACTAGCTCCGTTAGGCTCCTTGGGTCCCCAGAATACGAACCGGAACCGATCCCCATCTTCGTGAAGACGAGCGGAGATCCGGTCTGCGCCTTCGCATACAGCCTCCTGCCCAAATCGGTGATAACCATCTGTCCGTATAACGCCATTTACTCCGCCCTCCTTTTGATCTACTCTGGAACCTCACAAGCAATCTGTACTACATCCCTTTCTGTCACGAGCATCCCCACGTAATCAACTCGGCTGAGTTCGGACTCCCAGGCGATGTCTAAGCGTACCCCTGTTGGCTTCGGGATGATGTATCCGACGGTCACCAGGTGGACGCTTTGCAATCCGAGCTCGCCCCGGATGGTTGCCTTCATGCTCATGTCTTGGTTATCCGTGATCCGCAATTTTGCACCGGGAAACAGATCATCCCATAACTCGTATATTTTCGGTATCGTTCCGTCCCACTGGTTCTGCGCGATCTTGGCTTTCAACGCGGTACGGTAGTCCTCGTCGTTCAGTACTGGAGACGTGCCGTCGGGAAGCTGGAAAGGCAGATACCTTGTTCTGCCGATCAGCTCTCCTTGAGTGTCCAGCTGCACCCCAACAGCATTCTCAATGTCAAACGCGCTTGGTATGCTGTTTGCTGCAGTGGCCGCGGCGTCTATTTTTTCAAGCAAGACGGTCGCCCAGCGGATAAACTTGTCTTTGTCGCGATGTTGAGAAGTGATCAAGTCCAGATACGGCGTGATAGACATGCCCCGCCTCCTATCCTGCAATGTTAACTGTAACGTTCTCAGGTGAGCACCTGGCCGCCTCGTTAAAGAGAAGCGCAATATCGGTAGTCCCTTGCGGCTCTCCCGCCCTTGCAGCCGTCAAACTGACGATGGAGAAGTACGGGTTTGTCGGAACCCGGTTGGCTTGCAAAGCTGCGCCCCACAGGCTGGATATGGCCAAACTGCTGCCGATCTGCAGGCTGTTGATGAACTCGGCCACGTATTCGGTGATATCGCCGGCCGTTTGAGTGGTATAACCGGTCAGCCTCCTCACGCTTACTACAACGTCTATATCCACGTAAGCCGGCCGGAAAAATCTGATCGGGGTGGACTCTCCGTACTTATCCGTTACCGTTACGATCGTCGTGCCATTGGTATAGCAGCCGGGCGTCTTCCGATTGAAGAGAGTTTGAGCTATATCCTCATCGGCGCCACCTTCAACGACAGCAGTAATTGAGTGTGGAGGATGCCTCATTTCGTTTTCCACATCCGTGTCGTTTTCGTACACCTCATAGCGCGTGACGCCGCTTATCGCTGCGATGCCGCCTTTTATACCCTCCAGCACCGTTCGGCTTGGATTGGCCGTGCTGATCGCCTGGCGGGCACGTAGCTGTGGATCTGTTTCGGTGTGCCTTCCCGGGATCGCCGGCTCGGGGTTCGTCACACTGGTCCAACCCAGGGTCGGTGTGACAATTCCGGTAATAGTGTTGGGGGCCGCCTCGATTGGCCCGGGCACCTGACAAGTGGCTACCGTAGTAACGATCCCGTTTGAACCGATTGTCACTGGAGACAGCAATACCCACTGATTCCCGCCTGCATCAGAGACAACTCCATTCGTGATAAGCGTTCCGGGCGTACCAGTCAGTACCACCGTTGCTTTCGAGGCTGTGCTTTTCAGACGCCTTATGCCGTTTACTCCTACGATGACATCCAGTCCCGTACCTACGGCGGTTGATGGCCCCCTGCTGTTGTAAACGGCTTGGCAGGTTAGGTAGGCGTCATAGAGCTTGTTTGCAAAAACGGAGATGAGTTGATAATCCTGGCTGTCGTTTCCGAGATAGATGTCCTGACCAAATATTTGCTTGGCTTGATCGATCAACTCGTCACGGATGTCTGTGTAACTTGGTATGTGGAAGCCGGTTTCGTCGATGTATGGTGTGAAGTAGGCCATTTTCCTTTTCACCTCCATCAGAACGTAGTCGTAATCGGGAGCGTCTCGCCGAATGTCGTTTCTACACTACACTGGCAAGAGTACGCGCGGCCATCGTATGAGCTTTGAAAATCTACAATTCTGGAGACATGTGGCGTGCCCATGATCCGTTCTTGTACGAGCAAATCAACCGCTCGCAGACTATCCGGATGCCCTTTTACCCCGAGGATGTGTTGAAAGAGAGGTAGGCCATCGTCCATCTGCTCCCACCATTCGTTCATGAGAAGTTTCAAGCGCGTGTTGATAGCCTGTTTAACAGCATCCGCGCCGGACAAGAATGGAAGGCCCATGGTGTAGTCTCCGCCGACCATCGGACGATAGATCATGTATCAACCTTCCCTCCTCCGTTTATCCAGCTGTTGTAGTGCTCGCTATCCGTGATATTCACACCGTTCACGCGGACCCGCGGCGCGACAAGATCAATCGCGTCCTCTGTGATGCGGACAAACTGCGCTCTGCTCTCATCGCGCAGCTCCACGTGTTTGGTTGAATAGTCCTGCAGACGTCTCGGCTGGGACCACAACCCGGGGATGGCGATCGCATCCGAGAGGTCATGCCGGCGCTTCTCAATCTGGTTTTGCACCCCTCCCAGACTAAACCACGCGTCGATGCACATGTCCGAAAAGACCACCAGGCACTCATCGCCAGGTCGGACCGGAAACGTGAGGACATACCCGCCGCCCCTAGGGAAGACGATCGGAACGTCCTGCAGCGAAGGAATGGCTGTCCAGGCGTACTCCATGTTCTCCTGCCGCACGTGCTCACGAAGTGCAATCTGTACCGTGGCTGTTTGCGTAATCGGATCAAAGTCTTGTATAATGCCGGGGACACTGACACGAAGTGAGTTAAAAACCTTATCGAGCAACGTGTTATAAAACTCAATGCTGTTTTCTTTTATACGCTCGCTGACGGGGACTGACAAATGACTCACCTCCAAGGATTTGCACTGGGCGACGACATCAGGCCCGGTACGACGCCACCGGCTTGGGAAACGGCTGTACACTCCGTGTACCACGTATCACCTCGGGTATCACCGGTGTGGCGCAGCTCAATTATCCGGTAAATCCCCTCTGCATCCAGCGCACGCGGAATCTGACCGAACTGGTAAGTCTGCGCTTGAATCAGGCTGTTGTTGATCCGAACAAGCGAGTTGAGTTTCAATCGCGGATTGAGCAGGCACTTAAAGCTCACCCCGTAATCGCTCTGCTGCGGTGTGCCAATCAAGCCCGACTCCGGAGCCAGGTCAACGATTTCGTTTGGCGGATAATCGGTCGCCTGGATGATATTTACCTTGCCGTCCTCCATGTAGAACGTAGCAGCGTTTGAATGGGCCAACTGCCTCAAATAGTCCTTTGCCGTACCGAAGAACACTTTACCGCGCGTAAGCTTGGCCGTTGAGAGGCCATCCGAGATAAATCCCAATTCCATTGGCAGCCTAGCTTTGCTGGCGACATTTTGGACAATATCCCGAGAGGTTTGCCCCTTGGACACAGAAAAAGCGACAAAGCCAAAGTTGAGCGCTCTGTCGCTGTCTATGGAGTTCAACGTTAGCTTGTACGTCACACCGTCTTCTTTGCCGCGGATCGGCTGAACAACATCCCCCCGAAAAATCAGTCCGTATTGCTCACCTTCATATCCTGCCTCCAAGATGATGGTATCCCCTTCATTTATGATCTGGTTCTCTGTAGCAGCACTCAAGTTATAGATGGTCACCGTTGAAAACTGCGGCTGCATCATGGTCTTTTGAACATCAAATGTGCACCTCAACTGTGATACGTCAAGCGCCGTACCTTTCGAGTTAGCTACCAGTACACGGTATCGTCGCCCATACAGGACGTTACCGTACCTTTGGCTGTTCGCAACCACACCGTAGTTTGTTGAGGGGATCACCACATCATTGAATTGGCTCGGGGCTTGATCGCTGCCAAAGCCCCCATATACAGACCCGATAGGAGCAGACGCGACGGCTGCGGCGCCAGCCCCGCCGGTGTACTTTAAATAGATGTTTAAACGACGCTGGTAATCGGAATCCGGGATCTTCGGGCCGACATATATTTTGGAAAACTCTCGAAAATCGCCTTTGGCCGCTTTCCAAGCCCTGCCGATCACACGTACAGCTACGGCCGTAGCAAAGTGGTCATTGCTCAGGACAAGTTTGGTCTGCTCCTGCAATGTTGATGGCCAAACCAGGTGAAATCGTTCAGCTGCCCACTTGAAAGAGTCCGTATGCCACTTCGGCCACACTTGTCCAGGGCCCAGAGCGTTTCCATGGTCGCCCGTTATATTCCTGAAATTCGTCTCTGCTTCCAGTGTAGCCAGTACGATATTGACATCTACACCCTGTACCTGTGCTTCATAAATAGCGAGGCTCTTGATGTCTGCCACGCCACCATCTCCCCCCAGATCTGACGAAAAGAAAAACGCCCCAAAAGGAGCGGTTTAATGAAAGTAATCATATTTTCACTTGCATCCGGCCGTTTTCCCAGTAACTGTTTAATTTAAGATCTATGTGCTCATTTCCATCGTATACCCTTAAAATGCAGGTAGAAGGGTCGACCTTTTCAGATACCCCAAAGCAGACATTCACGGTAATGGGCAATAGCTTTTGGAGAGGATAAGCAAAAAATTGTTGTACCCATAAAGATTCCTCATCGAGCCCGATTTCAGCAGCCCCGATTTCTCGACCGTCTGGAAGTACCAATTTAAAAATTATAGTATCTCTTTGGTCTGCAGGCACAAGGCTAGTAACACCAAGCTGCAGGACCAAATCATACCGACTGTTAGTGAGCTTCGCTTCCTGATACAATCCTTTCCGGACTCTTACAAACGTCCGGCCAGTCGAAGCCATATCAACTGTGTCTGGAAATGTCTTCAAAAGGTTTGCATAGTTATCTTCTACAAATTTTCTTTTGTCTTTAGCCTCTGCAATATCTTTAGCTGTGGCCGGCAACCCCCTGATTGGTTGTTCTTTCTGCAGAGTTGTCACTGTGTTTGCTTTCATCGGGGTCTCAGCTGCATACGCTACGTTCGCAGTGAGCGAAGCTACAATAAATACCGCGAGAAGCACTCTTAAAAAGCTCATCCAATTACCCCCTAATTTATTGATTAACGGTATACTACCATAAAAAGGAGGGTTTTTTGTAGAATTTTGCTAATGATCGTATTTTGGAAAGGGCCCTTTACTCAATTTATGAGGTATTGTCTCCCCATAACACGAAATGGTCTCTTCCCAAAGATTCAAATGTAGGCATTGTGCCATCACCCGTAACCGAAACGAGCACTGCACTTCCAATTTCCAAATAGCTATATTGACTCAACAAGTTAGCAGCAGGATATTCTCCTGGCAGCAAAGGTAAAGAATCAACCAATAACTTTCCCGTTTCATGGTCGGTAATAGACATAAACCAGTACCCACCCGGTGTGTTGTACGTCAAAGAAAAATCCAGTGTGATGTTCTTGGAATCGACAGGAAGCGTGCAAGTAAAGTTTTGATTCATGGACGGGACAATCGGCAAGATAGTGCTCGGCATAAAATCACCCTCCAAACAATTTGCTCATCGCCTTGTCAACCCCCCATTGCTTTAGAACGCTCTGATTAGGGTCGCCGGGTTCCAACTTCCCACGATTTGCCCGATCCGTCACAGCCGGTTTGCTGCTGATCTTCACCGTCCGCACCTGCGCGACGATGATCTCTCGCAGAGTCACTGTGCACCGCAGCCCCCACAGCGTCGTGAAATCGTCAGGTGCAGAGATCTCTTCTATGAGCATGTTTTGGTACAAACCCAAACGGGTGTGCACCTGGAGCGGAACGCGCAAGGCCTGCAGTTCTTGCAACACCTTGAACGCTTGCACGGACCGGCTCCAGCCGCCCGTAAACTGACCTGGTATGAGACCGGTCGCCGTGTCCGACATCCCGATCTCCATGGTCAGCTCTTTGGGTTGTAGAAAAGCGTGATCCGTGAGTGCAGCTCCCGTCTGGACCGGGTGTTGGGTGATGTTCAGACGGCTGGTGTGCGTCGATCGCAAGAAAGCGTCAAAAAACCAGCCGCCGATGTTGGTCTTCAGGTAGACGAGCGACGCGATAGGCTGAGAGCTGAGGTCCAGAATTGGATTGATCGCCATACAATCACTCCTATCCGAAAGCGGGACGCATGCTGCGGATATTCATGCCCGTCCATATTTGCCCTACTTCTTGAGCAGCAGCTTTCGGGTCAGTGCTGGTAATGTAGAACGTAGGTTTGTTTTCGGTCCTGATGATTGTTTGATTGGAAGTCGTGCTTGCTGTGTACATGTAGCTGCTCGGCAGTCCGCCCATACTCATATCATGGTACTGTCGGAGTGCTTCCGGGTTAATCATCATGGCCAGCAGGTTAAAACCTTTGTTCAGGTCCTGATTGAAACTGCGGAACCCCTTTACAAGCTCCGATTCATTCAGCGCCTTTTTGAATGATGGCTCCATTCCCTTTGGTAGGTTAGTGACACTGGTATTGATCTTGTCTGCTTGTTTGCTTGACTCGGCTGTACCAGAGAGAAACGGATTCGGTGCGTTCTCATCCACAAACATGAAGTTGAAAAAGTCTTTGATCTTCCCGCCGTAGCGCTGGCCGAACTCAGCTTCCCGTTTCCTCAGCGCGTCCTGCTCTTTTAAAGCCTGCTGCAGCCCCTCGTCGTCCCCGGATAGCCATGCACGTGCAATCTTTATGCTGTTTGTGATGCCGTCGATCGTATTCTTGACCAGTTCAAGCGCGAACTTCAGCGTCCCGGACACGAAGTTCCCGATCCCCTCCAAAACGCTCTGCACTTCTTCCAGTTCCAAAAACTTGGAGACCAGATCGGCTACCCAGCCAATCGTTTCGTTGATCTCTTTACCGAGATCAATGACCGAGTCGATCAATCCGGATAAGATTCCTTCGTCATTCAACTCGTCAAAGAAAGCCGTAACCCAGCCCCACAGACCTTGCACAATCTTGAACAACAGCCCAAACGTTGACGACCACGCGCTCTCCAGGGTATCGAGATAGCCGCGCTCTTGCAACTTGTTGTAGAGCTGCTGCAACCAACCCCATGCTCGTTTAAGCCAGTCCTCGATCGTTCGAAATACGTTGTCAAACGCTTTTCCCAACCGATCGATGGCGCCAGTGTCTTTGAGGAGCTTGTAAAAGTCCTGCAGCTTCTTCCACAGCGGGCCGAGAGCACTTTCGCCGCCTTCCAGAAACGTGTAAAAGTCGTCAAGAAGCAAAAGCAACGACGTCAAAAGGGCGAATATGATTCCAAGCGGCCCTGTTTTCAGCAGTACGGCCAGCCCTAGCAAAGACGCTCCGATGATCTTGATAGTCCGCGGGATACGATCGCCGAGTTCTGAGACTAGCCGAAGCACATCAGCGCCTGCATGAATGAAGGTCGCACCGAGACGACCAACCCAACTCAGTACCTGTGCGATATTCTTCGACCAATTCGGCATGTTCTGGATAACGTTTTTGTTCATGGCCTGCAAAGTGGTTTTAACCCTCACCAACGGCCCTTCCAGGTACTTGAACAGGTAATAGCCGATCCACTGCAGCCCATATGTCGCTTCCAGGCGCAGCCGTTGAAACTCGAACTGGATCGACCGTATGAACTTCATCTGGTTCTGAAACTCAGGTGGAGGCTTCATCTCGTTTATCGTGGAACGGAGCTGCTGAAAGTTCCGCATGAGCTCTGGACTGAGGTATAGGTCTTCGATCGTAGCGCCCATGGCCTTTAGAGTGTTGCTCAGCTCTGCTGCAGCATCCTTTGATAGCCACATCCGCCGGGCGAACTTCTCAGTCTCCAGATCGGCTTTTGCCAGACTGCCGAGAAAGGTCAGGATACCGATGCTCGCGGTGGCCATCGCGCTGACAACAGCCGTACTCGCTAGGGCGAAGTTTCGGATTGTCGACCCCGCAAAGCTTTTGACGCCTTGTTCGAGCGTATTGATCGTTTTATCTGCTGCGTCAAATGACTTCTTGTCTACCTGCATCCCGAGCGAGACCAAGTACTCTTTGATCACGTCAATCATCTTAGCGTCCCCCCTTCCTGCTGCAGTCTGGCCGCTTCTTGCGCTCTGCGTATATTTTCTTCCCGCACTGCCATGATTTCGTGAGCGTCCAACAGATCATCGATGTCGAACACATCCTCAACGACATCCCGGTGTTGCCAGAGACCGCCGAGGACAGGGGCGAACAGAAACTCGTCCACGTTAATCAGTCTTGCCGGGATGAAGTCAAGCCGGCCATTAGTCCACTCAGGCCGCTGTCTTGAAAAAAACCGGTCAGATTGAATCCGAGCGCGTGGATCGTCAGTTCCATGACGGCTGCCGTGTCGTCCTCCAGGTCCGCTACCCCAAACGAGCCGTTTTCGTTCAGCACCGGTGCGGGCCCGGCGGGCAACAGCTCGAAGCAGACCCGAAGAGCTTGCTCCTGGATGTAGTTGAAGTCTTTTTCCGACATTCTGGCGAGCGGCTCCAAAAAGCCCGAGATATCAAAGTCATCGGGGTTAAAATCCTCGATGCCTCCCGCCCTCAGTTTCATGCGAGAAAACATCGGCGCCAAAATCGAAGTCAACTTGATGATCATGAAAGAACCCACACGGGCCGAAAATTTCCGAATACGGAACTTCCGGCCCTTCACCTCAACGTCTTTGTAGTTCACGCGCGGTTGCATGCCGTTCCCTCCCTAAAAGTAAAAAGAGCTTTTAGGCTCTTCTTTAAAATGTATTGTTCTATGCGACTGTCTGATCGACGTCAGCTGCCATAAGCACCCAGCTCACCTGCTGCCCTTGTGCCTGGTACGGCTTATCCGGCAGCTTCTGGAAAGATACACCGGTCGAGCGGATCAAATCCTGCATGTACGGTGAACGAATCGTAAGGCTGATCCTAGCCCACTCGGATGCCGGCGCCTGCTCCAGGTAGTTGTACAACTTCGTCAGCCACTTGTTCAGATCGGATGTCTGTTGAACGGAAATAGTGTGGCTGCCATTGCGCCCAACAATCTTTGAGACCATGACCGACCCGTCGGCAGAGACATCATGCACCGTACGCTCAGTCGTCATGGTGGTAGTGATGCTGCCAAGACCTTTTCCAGTCGCCACGTACTGCCCTACCGACGGGTGCGAGATCACCAGCGATACGTCCTCAAAGCTGTATGTTGTATACGCCACTTACCTTCACATCCTTTCTAGCGGTTGACCGTCACATTAATAACCACATGTTCGATCGCCCCGGCCATCTTTACTGGTACATAAATCGGTGGAGCCTTCCGAGCTTCACGGTCTTCTTGCGTTTGGCTTGCGATGCTCTCGGCCAACACCAAGTATCCTTTCGACAGCGTATCGCCTCTTTGTAAGGTCAGCACAGGTGAGGCCTTCCACACACCCGGTGCAATGGCTCCCCGGACTACCGACTTTTCACACTGTTCCTCAATTGCGTTGATCAAAAGCGACATCCCGTCCTCGGTTTGCGGGATCTTTGCCGCTCGCACAAGAGCGTTGACCGCCCCGATCTGGATTTCTGCCGTGAGCATATCCAGATTCAGAACTTCGTCAAAGGGTACGCCGTTTGCCATAGTGCCCTGTACAAGCAGTTTGTAGTTGGTCCCGTAGTGCGTGTATGCGTTGCCGTTCAGGGCGAGGATTTTCTGCACCTCTGTCGTGGAGAGAGGCTCAGGGGTTACACCAACCAATGATTTGTAGGCCAACGTGTACGCAGAATTTGCTCCGCCGGTATTCGCGCCCATCGCATAACCCATTACGGCAGCCGCTGCATGCTCAGTGGTACTGAACATACCGAATGTACGTTTGTAGCCGGCACCCTTCAATGCCTCCATGATGTTCCCCGGTGTCCCATTCTTCACGGCCTCGTCATTCGTCGTGTAGAAAAACGTCGACTCTGGTTTCATTGCTTCTACAGCTGCAGCTACCTCCTCGATCTCTTCGGGAGTCGCATTCACAACGTAGCAGCCATACCAGTCATTATTCGCGGCGCGGCAAGCATCTACGGCATCAACTGCCGTTTCCCCGGTCCCATCCCATCTGCCCACCACGAGTTTCGATGGAGTAGGAGATTGGCTGAAGTATAGTGCAGCCGCTTTGTACTCAGGTTCTTCGCCGGTCCAGCCATCAGACTTCATGCTTGCGAGGCTTGTATAAATCTTCACACGGTCCTGCGTGGAAATAACCGCTGACTTACCGACGATCAAGCCGATGTCGAAAGACCCGGCACTTTGCGCCTGCGGTGATACAGTGACGTTCACCTTTACGATGTCGTCAAGAGATTGCGCCAAGAAAAACACCTACCTTTCTTACCTGTTCGGGACAACTTTTACCTCTGCCGACTCGATGTAGTTGACCGAGGATGTGCGAACAACCTTCTCGTTAAACCGCGCAGTAAAAGTGGAGCGCTCCCACCATTGTCCGGCAAACAACTCCGGCAAACGGACGGGAGCGGTAACGCTGGTTACAAGACGCAGCGGAGCGAACAGTGCGGGATGGGTATATAAGCCAGATCGCACTCGGTCCGCATCGTCGAAACTATTCGGTCCATAAAAGGTCCATGTTACCTGATGCACCCTCGTGTAGCTGGCGACACGCTCGGCCGCGGTCTCACTCATCTTGTTGTACCCCACCTCGACCTGCTGTGTAATGGGCTCGTCAACACTTGCGATGAAAATAAAACCAACGTCTTCGTCATGCTTCCAGGCCGGGGCACCTTCTGCCGGGTACCCGATGCGAATCCGTTTTTGGCTTTTGTCTGCTACAGGATCAAGACCAAGACTCTTGATGGTGAACAGCCAAAAAATATTCTCGATCTCGGTTAACGAGAGTACCGTGTCCGCCATCTTTAATCACCTGCCATCCTTTCAGCCACAGCCTTGTAGTAGCCGTAGTCCCCATACGGGAAAACCTGCTTCACCCGGTACCGCTCGCCGCGCCATACGATCTGGTCGGACGTGCCGTCTTCCCGTGTCCTGAACAATTCCCGGTTGGCATAGAAGCACATCAAACCTGAAACGCGATCACCCTCCGGCAGCTGCTCCATTGTTTCGGCGTCCGCTACAGTCACAACTCCTCTCATCGTCAGCTGTGTTTCGGTCAGCACCGTGCGGCCAGCGGACCAGGTAGCGGACTTGCGATGAACAACATAGGGCTGGGCTAAATTCGGGCTTGTGATGACACGACTTACGTTTATCACTTACATCAGTCCTTCACAACGTAGGTGATAGCTTTACGCAGCTCCCCGGTATCAATCAGGGGTTTATCGCTACCTTTTCTCTTTACAGTAGTCGGGGCGTTAGGAGGCCATCCATTTGCAGGGTTCGTAAACCAGTCCCGCGCGAAGTTTTGCCCCATCATGCCTGCTTTGTGCAGCTCAGGTGTCGGGTCGCCACCATCAAGGGCAACCTCCGACACCCTTCGCAACTGCTTGGCGATCGCCTCCTTGTTGTACTCGATGGCGGGTTCGAGAACCGGGCGCGGCGGTGAGTGCCAAAGTGGAGAACCATGTGTTTGCAGCCACAACTCATAGGCCTTGCTGTACGTCATCTCGCCGCTCTCCACTTTTGGATTCATCTCGTCACGCATGGCCTTTTGGCGTACGCCGTGTGTGTGCACATAAAGCAGCTGAGCGTTTGTGATAGCCTGGCCCGGTTCCTCAACCCTCTCGCCGCCTTCCGGGATTCCCACATACACTTGCTTCCTCGCCAGGCCGTCCAGGAGCTTCTTGATCTCGTTTGTCTTATCGATGCCCGTGGTGACATTGGACAGGGCGCTAAACATGGGTGCCACTCCTAGTAAACATAAATGCCACCTGCCCCGACTATCCTGCCGATCGTCGCGAGCTGCTGGCCATAGATAGTCAGCTTCCATGCAGCCCAACCGTCCAGATCCTGCGCAATCGCTGAATAATCGATGCTGGCCGATACGTCACCCGCTGACTCAGAAGTAACCAGTCCCCTAGTCTGTCCGGCGGCCAAGACCCCAGCAGCGCCGCTGTTCGGGTCTGCTGTGCCCTGGAGATAGAGGGTGCAGAAATGGGCGACAAACCAACCCATCGCAGTTCTCCAGTAAGCGTGCCAACGTGCCTGTCGAATGCTTGCGTTGGCCAGGTCGATGTACATTTGCGTGATCGCCTGCGGCACAACGTAGACCCCGTTAGCATCAGGACCGAACTGAGGGTACATAGCGAGGAAGTCATCATACGTAAATGGGGGGTTACTCCCTGGCCTGATATTTGAAGCGCGTCCGATAACCCCGGACGCGCTCAGACCCCCGTCATTTGCGATTGACATACGAGCTCACCTGCCTTTAGAGCTCATCATCAAGTACGTCGGTACCTTCCCCTTCTGTGGGGACGTCGAAACCTTCGCCTTCTGCAGGGAGGCCACCCTCTCCTGGTTCCTTAACCTTCTCGCTGGGATTTCCTTTTCTACCTCTCGTGGATGCTTTGCCTTTTCCACTCTCAGCTGCCTTTTCGTCTTGCTTGCTCTCGATCACAGTGACGTCACCGCTTATACTTGCCAACTTGAACATGGTCGACGCCGCGACCCAATCCGGTACATCAGCAAAGCTCTGAGACTGAACAACAACAGCGGGCTCATGGCCCGCCGGGTGATCAAATTGAAATGCTCTTTTCGCGAAGATACGCATGCGTTATACCCTCCTTAGATGCCGTCGCCGTAGCGAGCGCACTGGGTGTACAAGAACTTGACCTGGCCAATCTGGGCCGCATACGCGGTCAGGTACGCCATCTCGGTAACTTGCGGCTGCGTCATGACACGGCTCAGCGGCACAGTCAGGTCAAAGTTTACGCGGTCCTCGTCGTTGACGTAAGCAACCATCCGGTCCGTGCCGCCTGTGCCGGCCCCTGCGCACCAACGGGAAGGAGCAATCACAAGATCAACACCCTGGTTCTTGCCGATGTTGTTATCAAGCAGGAACTGCAGGATGGAGATATTCCCGGCTTCGCTCACTTTGGTTCCAACGAGATACGCATACTGCTGCGGCGGAATCAAAATGTGGTTCGCCATACCAGTCAGATCATACTCGGACGCCGCCCACGTTTCCGTGATAATCGTGTTGACGTCCGCCAGAATCTCATCCGGGGTTTTGCTGCTCCACTTGGTTTGGCCGGCAGCCCCCACGGAAACAGAGCGAGCCGTAATGTCCGGGTGGTTCACAAGCCCGTAAACGCCCGCACGTGGTACCCCGGTGTAGACGATGTTATCGATCGACTTGTTGTAGTTCAGTCGGATTCCTTTGTCCAAGATGTCGTCAAGGCTACGCCCGATTCCTTGCAGCTTTTGCTGGTCGACAAACGGAACCTTCAGGATGTTGGCGAAAGTGAAGACCTTGTAAACATCTTTGGTCGCGTCGGCCTGCATCACTGGGATGTCGTTGGTCTCTCCACCGATAATGCCATTCTCATTGCCGCCGGTCGTGGCGTAGTTGATAAACTGATTGGACGTGAACTCAACCCATCCGCCACCAGTTTTCGCCACGATGTCGCGCATCCAAGTTACACTGTTCAACGGTTCCAGGAGCCGCGGATCTCGCTTTTCCAGCTCCCCTACCAGGAAGGCCATCCCGGAACTGATCGCGGCGTCATTCATCATCATCGACGGCCCGAGGCCATCAATCGTGTGCACTTTGCGTGCCATAGGTGCTTTTGGTGCGTTCATATGTGCTCATCCCCCTTGATTACGGATTATTCCGCTGCAGAATCGTGACCTCGGCGACTTTATTAGCGTCGATCTTGTCCGTTTTCCACTTGACCCCGGGCAGCTTGACAGTGTTTGCTCCGTCTGCCACTGCTTCGAACCCACCGACCACCCCATCAGGAACTGCAGGGTTCTCGGCCACGCGCACATACACATCTCCGCCTGCAGTGGGTGTGCCCACATTGCAGAAAACCGTAACAGACCCGCGTACAATGACGTCGCACGGCTCTCCCGGTCGATAGAAACCTTGAGCAGCGAAATAGTCTGTAGACTGCTTTACTTCACGTACCGCAATGCCGGCGAAGGTTGCCGCTGTTCCGCCAGCCCCGAACTTGGAATAGGTATTGTCACTGTTCAGGACAACGGCGTCACCAAAGTTAATGTTTTCTGTGTCCGTCTCCCGGACCAAGCGGTTCGTGATGATCGCGTCAGCGCTGCGCGAAACACTCCCGGGATAACCGAGATTCAAAGCCTTTCCAACTGCAAATCCTGGCATTTTTCATCCTTCCTTTCTTACGCTCTTAGGAGCGTTCCTTGTAGTGGGGATTGTGCTTCTTGGCGATGTTACGGCCAAGTTCCGCGATCAGCTGCTGACGATCAACAGTTTTTGTATCCAGGGCCGGCTGCGGTTTCTTTGGCGTGATGGCTGCGTACGTGTTCTTGACAGGCCGACTCTTGATGCTTGCGATTGCGGCGTCAGCAGCCCGTTTGCGTACAACCGGATCCGGAATAGCCGCGATAATCGGCTTGATCGCTCTCAGCGCCTCGATCTTGTACGCGTTGTCCAGTATGCTTTGCGGGCGGTCATCGGGATCAGATACCGGTCCTTCCTCGTCATCCATGTGCTCGACGGGGATTGTGTGGCTTTCTTCTTCGTCATCAGCGGCGGGTTCCAGTTTCGTTTCAAGTTCCGCGATCGCATCATCGATCTGCTGTTCCGGCGTTTTTTCACTGTCCTTCGCCGCGTTTTCCGCGAGACTAGCTACAAGCTCTGTCAGCTTGGCAACTTGCTCGGCCAAAGCCTGAATTGCCGGGTCCTGAGAATCGGTCGCCCCTCCTTCTGGCTTCGGTTCCTCGTCAACCGTTCCTTTCTCTTCGACCAGTGCGTCCACAGCTTCTTTGATATCCTCCGGTTCGGCGTCCTGCGCAAACTGCTTCAGGCCAATAGCGGCCAGAAAATCAGTGACGCGCGAATGTTTCTTCGGCAGTGCAATCTTTTTTGCCATACTCATATCTCCTTTCAGGTTCGAGTTAAGATTCCCAAGCGCTTGGGAATTTGCATCTCTTATCGCAACTCGGTCACCAGCACGACCACTTTTTACAACAGCAACGTGGTTGCCTCGGATTTGCTTCTGTTGATACGTGCCGTCCTCCATAACCTCGTACACGCAATCGTAACCGCAGGACACCTCTCGTTTTCCGGCCTGAATCTCAGCGATGAGTGTCTGGTCGTACACAACAAGATCGGCAAGCAAAAGATCACTGTTTTCTCCCGTGCCTTGCCGGACATTTTGCACGGTACCTTTCGCATACCAAGTCGCATTTTCAGAGGTAACGGGTACAGGAGGATGCTCGTCGGTAACCACTTTACCCTCGAAGCTGGCTATAGCAGCAGGGCTGAATACTTCTTCCGGGCTGCGATACACCTTCACAATTTCGCCCTTTTTGTCGTCCGCGCCAATCTCTTCGCCCAGGTATTCGTACCAGCCTGTCCGAGCGATAGGGACGTTATGACATATCAAAAAGCGTTCTGGGGTGACCGTCATGTTTGGGCTAAAGCGTGATCCGTAATATGCTCTCATACTTGTCTTTCACCTCCTTTCGGCCGCATTATGCGATCCGCTCGAACTGCCTCCTCGTCACGCGGTGAATCCGGCCACCGTAGTAAACCTTGGCGGGCCAGCTGACTAGGTCCAGATCAATCACGGGCTCCGTAAAGCAGCGGCAGTTAAAGATATCGCCCGCATGGTAGTTCCCAAACGTACGTTTTTCCCCGTTCAGCCTTTCAGGACTTGGCGGATCCGTCCACTTCACAAGCACCCCGTCCATCAGCTTGTGCGAATCACGGACCCGGGAGTCTCCGCTGGTGCGCCAGATGTACCAGTTCACACCGATCTCCTCACTCCGCGCTCGCGTCAATGCGGTGGCCGTCTTACTCACTTCGGTCCTTGCGATCAGGTTCGCCTTGGCCTTTGACGTCTCGGGAAAGAACGCCTTAATCTGTTCCGCGATCTCGCTAGCCCTGGTCCCCTTCATGGCCTCCCGCAGGACATGCTCGTTTACCTGTTTTGCAATATCGAGAGGCAGTGACTTAATGATCGCCGCGTTACGCTCGACCTGGAACCTAACAGCGGCCCCAATCGGACCTCGCAGCTCTTTTTGCAGCGCTGCAAAGATGAGACGCCCCTTGCTGTTATGTTTCGCTGCCTGCCTCCAGGTACGTCCAGCGTCGCTGAACAGGTGAGTCACCATCTTCAAAGCTGATGCCTCAGCGTATTCGGCAAATTGTGGACTGTAGGCATAGTCCCGGACTCGGTCAAGCATTTCGGAAACGTCTTCTAATCCGGTCAAGGACTCGCCTAAACTTTTCAACGCTGCTTGTATCGCCCTGCGGTACGCCTGTTCGATTCGACGTCTCGGCGCCCAAAGTGAATTCGCCATAACTTAAATCACCACCAAACCCCTCCTCGCCTTGATGGGTGCTGTCGTCTGCGTTCTCGATGTCCTCGTCCGTTATGTTGCTGAACATGCCGGTTGTGGTAGAGAGCTGCTTCAGCTCCTTCAGCGCCGTCTTTTGGCTGATGAGCCCAGCATTGTACACTTCGAGGATCGACTTGGTCTTCTTATCAGCCAAGTCGGCGATTTCTTCATCATCCGGTGTGCGGATCGGGTTGAACGTATACTCCAGGTCGTCCGGGATCGCGCCAAATTCGGACATGCACATGATGGGGAGAAGCTTATCCAGCACCGGGCCGAGGATGGACTCCTGCTGCTGCTGAATCACCTCGTAGTAGTTTTGCATGTCACTTTCCCCAGTTGCATTCATGCCCGCGGGGGAGCGTCCAAATAATTTCGTAACCGGGATCTGGCACGCACCGGCAATATCGAGCATGAAACTCTCGTAGATATCATTCAGGCCGGAGAACGTATACTGATGCGTCTCAAAGCTATCGTCTTTGTTCAACAAATAAAGGCCCATGTTTGACATGAGCCAATTTTGTGCCTGTAACGTGTTGTACAGTTCTCGCTGTGCCTGTTCATCCCCGACTCCCAGCATTTCGCCTAGGTCTGACATCTTCAACACGCGAAGGTTGGCCAAGAAGATCAGCTGCGCGATGTTCCAGGACGTGTTATCGCGTTTCTTCAGCTCGTCGAAGACGACTTCCACTTCAGACGCACCCCAGTACGACTCCGCGAGCTTCTCCCAATATGGCAGCTCCCGCCCGATAAACCGAACGATCCGGCTGTGATGCACTCTCTGCGTGCGGCCGTCCTCCATGGTAACCTGATAGCTCTCAGGCAGGCCGAATTCAGGGTCGTCGATGTTGGCGACCAGCTCTGCGCTGGGAGACACTCCGGACCAGCGATCCAGGATCAGCAATCCCTTAAAGGAGCCTGGCATTATCGTGTCAAAGTCCAACGGCTCATGAAGGATATCCTCATGACCCTCGATCATGATGACACCAACCGCACCGCCATACAGCCGGCCCCACTTTAAACCGGTCAGTATCTTTTGCCGTACCCGGCGCACACGCCAAAGCTTGTTCAGCTTCCGGATCTCATCAGGCGGCAGCTGAGTCGTGATGGTGATCCAGTTGCGCGTCATATCCTCCGGAATCACGTCGATGATTTTCCGCACGATCCAGTTATTGCGATACAGACTGTTCATCAGCTGGTAGTTCTGCGTAAGCCGGGTTAACGGGTATTCCGTGCCCTCCATGAGATTCGGTGTACCGTACCCCAGCCGCGCCAGAACGTTGGAAAAAGCGTCGGTGGTCAGGCCCCTGGGCATCTTTGGCTCAGGCCTCTTAGGCGGCTGCCTAGCGTCCCTTGTAGCGCTTCGCTCGCGTCTGGTCATTGGCGTCCTCCTTTCTTACCCCAGAAGACGTCTGGGTTTGATTACAGTTTTCGTGAAGTATCTGATCGCGTCCATGCTGTGATCATTCTGCTTCAGGGGCTTTTCCTTACCGTGTTCAGCCGACTTTTCATCCCACACATAGCTGGCGCGCTCCTTCAGGAAGTTCGGGCAGTTCCGCCGATGTACGCGCAGTTTTCGTTTTGCGATCATCGTGGACGTCATCCGGATTCCGTCTTCCACGTTGTTGTCCGCATCCTTCACGCGGTACCCGCGGTTGCGGAGCGCGGCTTTGAAGCTTGCCGCTGATGGGTCAAGAATCACGTAGAGAGGAGGAGTTTCCGTCCCGACGAACTTCACAAAATCGTCGGCATACTGGCTGTCTTCTTTCTGGACACCTTTTGCGCGGCCGTCGTAATAGTACTCGTTTACGATCCAGCACGTATCGCCATCATCCCAGATGTCCAAAAACACCATGGGGTTGCTGGTGCCGTAGTCGACGGCGATATACCTGCGAGCTCTGGCCTTGAAGCCAAGTGGAAGGTCGTCATCATCGAATGTGTTCAGGTCATCATCCCACATGTCGTAGATGATCCCCTCAGCCAACACCCATAAGCCGAGGATATACCGCTGATAGAAGATGCCGGTAAACATACGCTTGTAGAATTCTTTGCGCTCTTCCGAAAGCGACAGGTTGTCGTCCATCGTGAAGTGGAGGTGGAGCGCGTTTTTCTTCTCAAGCTGATCCAACCACGCAAGCTTGAACCAGTGGTACGGGCCGGCCGGGTTACAGTTAAACCACTGTTTTGCCCCCGTTACGGAGCAGCGGGCAACAGCCTGGTTTACGAAAGACTCCGGCATCAGGGCAACCTCATCGAAGAACATACCCGCCAGCGTGATCCCTTGGATCAGGTCTTGGCTGCGCTCGTCTTTTCCGCCAAACAGGAAAAAGTAGTTCGTCACTCTGCCGCGTCTGATCGTGAGCATGTTGTCAGTCAAGCTGTCGTGCACGTAATACCCACGGCTCTTGAGCATCTGCTTCAGTGGACCGATTACATTCCTGCGAAGCGCTCCGATCGTCTTCCCGGCCATCCCGAATTGCTCATGCTGAAACATCTCCATCGCCCAACAGACGTAGCTGAAGGACATTGCGACGGTCTTTCCGGCGCGTACCGACCCGTCGCAAATGATCGCGTTTTTGTTGTGGTGCGGGCTCTCCGGCATCCACCACGTGAGCACCTGGAGTTGTTTGACGGAAAACGGCTTCCAGCGAAACGTCGAAGCCTTAACCCTCAGTCTCGCTTTCATGCTGCCATACCTCCAGCGCTTTCCCTTTCAGCGCGTCAATAAATCCGTCATCCTGGGCGCCTTCCTCATCGCCTTTCACCATGGCTATTTCGGCTTTGAGCTTTTCAATCCGCAGACGCTGCTCCTCTGTGGCCAAGTCGGATCGGCACAGCTCTTCATACCTCGCGATCATGTTCTGGAGTGTTGACATGGCCCGGGACTGAGCCTGCAGGAACGTTGCATGTTTGTCCCAGGCATGCTGCAACTCCCACTCAACCTCGTCTCCAAACATGCCCGGTTTCTGTCTTTTTAGTACGCGCGTCAAGTCTTGCTGATCACGGACGAACATGATCTTTTGAGCCCGCGCGATCGCCGTGTACTGAATGACAATGTTCTCCCAAAGAATGTCCAGGGGACTTTTCACGCCGATCTCTCCTATGACGGCATGCGTCTCCTCGTCGTCTGGGAAAATACGACGAAAAAAGCCGTGGGTGACTGCATTGCTGTTTCCTTTCGGCGCAGCTCCGCCTCTGTTCCCTACGGCGTATTTGTTTCCTTTCGGAGCCCCCGGCCCACCTTTGCGTTTGGAAGCGTTACTTTGTCTGTTATCGGTAACGTTACTTTTCGGATTGGTAACGTTACCTTTCAGTTTGTCATCCCAGTTGTCCTGGTTCTTCCACTTGCGAATTTGCGAGTCGGACACGCCCAGGACTTGAGCGATATCCCTCAACTTCATAGTGCCGGCGCTGTTTACCCACAGATCGAAAGCTTTATCTCTGTTTGGGCTTCGTTCTCTTGCCACTACATGTCACCTCACCGCCCTTAAACTGGAAAATGAAAGGCTGTTACCATGCATAAGATATGCATAATGTCCCTGAAGAAGTTTACATAATACTCGCTATCGGACCCACTGGAAAAGTACAAAAACCCTAAAAAACACTAAACCTCCAAGGGCTTTATACCCCTACTCAACTTTTATCAGCCGGTGTATGTTTATGCACCCTTGATTTTTCGGCATTTTGGCTTATTTCCCGAAGGCAAGTATGCATAAAATCCTGCATAAAGAACTTCCATTTTTTCCAAATTCGTGGCGCCGACATAGTGTTTGTTTTGTATATGCCTCACTTCCTTCGGCGTGAGGCAGCCGCCGCGAGCCATCCTTATGCCTGCTGCGGTCACAGGCCGTAGGAGGTAGTGCAGCCGACTGGCGGGATACCAGCCAACCGACAAGCATTTGCCCCTGCTTGCCGCAAAAGGTACGTGTCACTGCACACTTGGGGCAGGATTGGCGTGTTCGAATATGAGGCACACTGGACGGGGAGCGAGGTGGCCGACGCCGTATGTCTCGCGATTATTTCCCCGCGCACTGCGCTTCAAGCTTGCGTTGCCACTTGCGCTTTTCCTTCTCGCGGAAGGCCAGCACGCAGTCTTCCCACTCTCTCACTGGCAACGTGATCTGGATAATTTTCATGCGACCCCTCCAAAAACAAAAGCCACCCGTTTGTTCGGATGGCTCGTGCATTTCGCTTTGTATATTTTTCCACGATATCATACTATCACGGTACGAGTGACGGGAAAATGACGTCTTTTTGACACGATTTTGTCATCGGACCAGTTCGACCCCATCAACCCCAAAAATCAGAACTGACAAGGTTTTTGCTGCTTCATTCACGTCTCTGTACACCGTTCTGGTATCTATTTTGTGACATTCGGCTAATTCTTCCGCCGTTCTTTTTTCTTCGGCGATGTACAGCTCGTGGATGATCTGATATCGTCTCATGTCTTCTAGCTGCCCCGACGTTTCGCACATCATTTTGTAGACGCCCAGCATTTTTTGGATGAACTGGACCATCGCCAGCGTCCGCTTTTTGCTTCGCTTGATTGCCTCGATCGCCAGCTCATCAGTGTAGAGTTCTTCAAGGGCTTCTGCCCTCTCCAATGCCGACAACTTTTCCTTCACGCCCTCGCTGTGTTTTACGAACGACCGGTAATGCTTCAACAACAGTTTTGTATTACGCAGCCGCCAATCCTTTTTCGCCTTCTGCTGCTTCTGCTTTTCTTTCTCTTGAAAGTCCAGTACTGCTTGTACAGCTACACGGGCAATCTCTTCAAGCATTTGCGGACTTAATACTTGTTTTTGCGCCATTCTGCTCACCCTCCTGATGAAACCACTAAGTTGTCGGAATGTTATCCCTGCTTCACTCTCTCAATCCGTGCCTTGACCGCCTGCATTAGCGCTTCTTGCCCAGCGGCTTTCCGCTCCAGCGCCTCTACTGCTTCCTCGTCCATCGTCCCTTCTGCCACCAACCGCATCACGACGATTCGCCTGGTCTGCCCCTGCCGATGGACGCGGGCGTTCGCCTGCTGATCTTCTTCCAAGCTCCAAATCTGATCGAACCACACAACGGTTTGGCAGCTCGACTCCTGCAGGTTCAAGCCGTGCCCCGCGCTTTTCGGATGAAGAAGCAGCAGCGGGATCTCGTCATTATTCCAGGCCCGAATGTCCTCGTTTCCGTCTTTTCCTTTCCGCAGCGTCCGCGCTTGCGGGAACCGCTGCTGGATCCGTTCAAGGCTGTGTTTGAAGTTGTAGAACACCATCACCGGTTTGCCTTGTGCCGCCTCGATGATGTCCTCCAAGGCGTCCAGCTTGGCGTCGTGGATCAGCTTGACCCCTTTCTCCTCGTCGTATACCGCGCCGCTGGCCATCTGCAGCAGTTTGTTGCTCAGGACGGCCGCGGTGCTCGCTACTACGTCCGCGTCTTGGTACGGCAGCAGCAAATCTCGCTCCAATTTCTTGTACAACGCCCGCGCTTGCTCAGAAAGTCGAATCGGGACCACGCGATCAATCCTCTCTGGCAATTCCAGCCAATCCTCAGCCTTCATGCTGACGGCGATATCACTAATGGCCTCGTAGATTCGCTGCTCCGCCTCTTTCTTCTCGTGCCATTTGTAGACGATATGGCCGCTGCGCTCGCCAGGGATAAAATACCGTTCCCTGTATCCCGTGATTGTCTTTCCGAGGCGCTCCCCCTGATCCAGCAAGTAGATTTGCGGCCATAAGTCTATCAAGCTGTTTGGTGCTGGAGTACCAGTCAAACCGATCACCCGTTTCATCATCGGTCTGACTCGACGGAGGGCACGGAATCGCTTCGACTGATGGTTTTTGAAGCTGGACAGCTCGTCGATGACGACCGTGTCAAAGTCCCATTTGGTGCCAAGCTCGCTGACCAGCCACTCCACGTTTTCGCGGTTGATCACGTAGATGTCAGCATCGGCTTTCAGCGCTTTCCGGCGCTGCGCCACGCTTCCCAACACCTTCGAGATCCGCAGATGCCGCAGATGATCCCACTTATCAATCTCGCGGCTCCAGGTATCTTCCGCCACCCGCAACGGTGCAATCACCAGCACGCGGTTAGCTTCAAAGTAGTCGTTCAACAGCAAATCAATGGCGGTCAGCGTTAACACGGTCTTCCCAAGGCCCATTTCTAGCAGCAGGGCTATATATGGCGTGTCCAGGATGCGCTGGGTCGCGTATTCCTGATATTTGTGCGGTATATATTTCACTCTTCGCTCACCTCGGCGATGAATCGGTCAATGTCGTCATGTGAGTCGAGTTTGTACACCCGGTGCCCCATCCCCCGAAGTGTCCGCGCCCACTTCTCCTGCAATGGCTGCAGCGGTTTCCCCGGCACCTTCATCTCAACAAACGCCACCCTGCCACCCGGCAGGATGACCAGCCGGTCCGGCACTCCGCGATGGCCGGGGCTGACCCATTTTGGTGCCAGGCCGCCGATCCGCTCGACCTCCCGCACCAAGCGCCGTTCAAGTGTAGACTCCCTCATGTTGCCTCCTTTTCCCGGTTGCCATTTTGCCCTCTACGCGCGCGTACTCTATTTTTTCCTGTTTAACTATACCCGGCGTATACTTAAATACTATTTTTTATACTTTTAAGGATTTTACGGCAACCATGGCAACCGAAGCTGAAAAAACCTTGATGTTGTTGAGCTCGGGAAGTTTCCGAACCGGTGTGTTTATGGCAACCTTTCGGCAACCGTGGCAACCTCTCACGGCAACCTCGGCAACCCTTTGGCAACCACCTACGGCAACCGCTCAAATACCCTTTGGACCCCGTAACCCGGCACTTTCGCTTTTCCTTTTCGTTCCGCCCATCCGGGTATGCGGCGGAGAATGTCCATGATCTCCTTACCTTCCCATGGGCGCATATCGCCTCTCCGCTTCCCAAGGCACTCCACCCATATCTGGGCTGCGCAGACGCGCTGCCGCTTCTGGCCCGTCGGCCGGTCCAACTCGTCAAGCTCTTCGGACTCCAGCCACTCCTGAATAAGACCTTCGCGCGGATCGCTCTCCATATGTGCAGCTTGCTGCCGCTCTGCTTCCTCGCGGGCTTCGTTGTCCAGTTCCAGGCCCTCGCCCGCCCTGTACCAGCTCAAAACTTCTGCCCAGATTTGGCTTACCACGTCGTCGGTCAAATGCTCCCAATGGCTCAACTCTGCCCGCGACGGGTCAACTTCTACCGGCCAAAATCGGCGGTTTCCCGTCGTATCCCGTAAGAAATCCCTCGTATTCGTCGTTCCGAAAAATACGCACTTCCGCGGGAACTCCGACACTTGCCGGTCATAGGCCACCCGGTAGCGATCCTCCGTTTTGGACAGAAAGGCTTTAACCTCCTCGACCTCGGACTTCTTCATGGCCGACAGCTCTCCGATCTCAAATATCCAGCCCGACTGCAGGTGTTCGCCGGCCTCCTTGTTCTCAAATGTCCGCAGGCTGTCGGAAAACCACTCCCGGCCCAGCTTCGCCAGCAGACTACTTTTGCCGGCCCCCTGTGGGCCAACCAAGACGAGCATCTGGTCGAATTTGCACCCCGGGCGATAGAGCCGCGTTATTGCGGCCAGCAGCATTTTTCGAGTCACCTGCCGGACGTAATGCGTGTCGGCCGCCCCCAGATACGTGATAAACACTCGCTCCGCGCGCGCCACGCCGTCCCATGTCGTGCTCTCGATGTAGGCTTTGATCGGGTGAAATGTATTCTTGTGGACGACTTCTGTGAACGCATTCTGGATCAGCTTGGCCGAATTGATGCCGTACACTTTGGCGAACCAATGTTGAAGCCGCTTGTCGTCAGCCGCCAGCCATGGCTCATAAGAACGGTTCGGCCGTTCGCGGTCGCGCCACGGCAGCGGCTTCCGTATGACTTCCGTGTTCCCGAAGGCGTCATAGGCAAGCACCCCTCGCCAAGGGCCATTTGTAAGGATAAGCTCGACATTTCCGGCTGTCGGTAGAGGTAGGCCAGTTTTATGGTGCAGTTCCAGTTTGGTTTCCCAGTCTTCCTCGCCAGGCTCGTCTCCTTCTTCTCCGTCCAGGTCTTCCGCCATCTCGGCAAACTCCGCTTGCCGCTCAGCCGCCGCGAGTTTTTTCACCTCCGGCCGATCCGCCGCCCAACGTTCCATTGCGAGATGACTCGGCTTCTTGGCGTCCGGCGTGTGCTCCTTGACTTGGTCATCGAGATGGCCAAACTTGTGAACCCTCACGAGGTCGAATAGATTGTACGTCCGTCCGTCTGCGATCGGGTCGCTGTCCTGATGGGAGTAGGCCAGCTCTTGGTCCGGATAGATTTGGAGCCCGTTCGCTGACGTGCCGTGGACGTAGGTGTACCGGTTGGGCATGGTTCCGGGCACGTATACGTCGGACAGGAACGTGTCGATCCCCTCCTCGATCGTGAATGCCCGGCAGAACAAACCGATGATTCCGGATTTCTCTCGTGGGTCCTCGGCCTTTTTGGTGGCGGTCTTGAGCTCCCTTTTCTCCTCTGGATGCCGCGGCCAACTCATCACGTCACGCCAATCCTCATACTCGGCCAAGATGTTGTCCACGCAGATCGGGTCTCCTTCGTAGACCTCCAACACCGGCTCCGCGTCTTTGCTGCAGCTCGGCAGGTACATCAGGCGGTGGACCTGGAACGTCGTCTTATCGAAGTAGTGCATGCCGATCTGCTCGGCTACCTTTCGGCTGACGGCCGCGTACTCGTCCGGACTCATGGTGCGATCGGCCGGCGCGATCAGGCGGTATTTGGGCTTGTGTGGCCGATGGCTGTGCGTGGAGTAGACCACATAGGCCCGGCCCCCCAACACAAGCTCCGCGGTGAAGAGGAAATCATCGTCTGCAAAATCGGCATCCAGCGTGATCAGGCTGCGCGTGTCTACGTTCTCCTTCTTGCGCCGGCCGCCTCGGATGAGCCCGCCAACGAAAGCGGGCCCGTCCTTCACCTTCCCTTTCCCTGCCGCGTGCATTGCGTCATATTGCGCCATCGTCTCGCTCGTCCGCCGGACCTTTCGCAAGCGATCAACGAACTCGCCCCAGGTTAAAAATTCAGGTTTCCAGTTCGTGTCGGCACGGTGCTTGCCGAAAGAAATATCCAGTTCGATGTCGTGCATGCCGCCACTTCCTTCATTTCTCGTCTTTCACTGCCCTTAAGTATTTCACTCGTCTTCGTCCGACTCTTCCGGTGTACGGATGATGTTCGTGTAGACAGTGGCATAACACTCTGGACATTCAAATTCCTGTTCATTGTTTGCGATGTCGATCTCTGGATCGCCCATTTCGTCACCTATATAGGCGCCGCAGCGCGGGCAGAAGTTGATGTGCCCATATTTCCATTGATGTTCTGTACCCATAGGGAGTACCACGAATGGTCGATAACCCCCTGCTGCTACGGTTTCAGGATGGAGTACATGTTTCTTTGCATCTTCTATTGCTTCTTTCTCCGTAACAGCGCGGCTGGTTTTCGCTTCAATGCTAATGGTTTCTGTTTGTGCCAAAATTCGATAAAGCATCAGGACATTTTTGGTCTTCATGCTCTGTTCCCTCCCGTTTATCTCAATTTACCGTTGTGTTTCGCGTGCTACCTTGTCCTTGGTATGCGCACCGAATGGAGTTAACCGGTACTGCCCTCGCGTATCAGGTTTCTTTTTGACCAATCCCTCGCGCATCAGGGCCTTGAGGGGCTGGTTGACGTATGAGGAACCATACATCGCGGCCCATTCCTCGTTGATTCCCGGCATTTTGCTTTT